CGCTGGTGAGGCTATCACGCTGATGGTCGATGACGGCTCTGCCTACACGCTGACATGGACCGACGCGACCTTCGGCGGCTCTGGCGTGGTCTGGAAGACGGACGGCGGCGTGGCGCCTACGCTTAACACTACGGGCTACACTGTCATCACGTTGTGGAAAGTCTCAACGCAGGTCTACGGCGCTCGCGTGGGGGATGCGTGATGCTGAAGCCTAAGCTGCTTTCCGCTACGGCGGCGGTTCCCGAAGTTATTGCCATCGAGGACGTGTTCTCGACATGGCTTTACACGGGCAATGGGTCCGCGCAGGTTATTGAGAATGGTATCAATCTGGGGCAGTCCAACGCTGGTGGGTCTGTTTATTTCAATGGAGCAAATGATACTTACGTTGGCCCATCTGTTTCTCTATTGAGCAGTTCTTCAAGTTTTACATTTGAGTGTTTTGCATATTTTAATACCACTGGCAGCAGCAGTGACATGGGGATGGTTGTTTCCCAGTATGAAGCCGGTCAATCAGGAAGGATGCTTTTTGGAAGCCAAGCTGGCTCACTGGTGCTTAGGGTTAATGGAGCAACTGTTTATCTTACTGGTGCTATTTCTATTAATCAATGGTATCACATAGCTTGGACATTTGACGGAAGCACTCATAGGCTTTTTATTGATGGCACACTAGTTGACAGCAGCAGTTCTGTGCCATCTTTGTATACAGGCGTTCCAACAACTTTTGGCGGTCAGCCTAGCAGCTTATTAAATAATTTCAACCTTGATGGCTACCTATCAAATATCCGTATTGTTAGTGGCTCTGCGCTTTACACATCTAGCTTCACCCCACCCACATCTGCCCTAACCGCAGTCAGCGGCACTTCCTTGCTCACTTGCCAAGGCGCTGATCCTTTTGTGGACAACAGCAGCAACGCCTTCACGATCACGAAGAATGGCAATCCGCAGGCAAAATCCTTCGGCCCCTTCGATGCGGCTGAAGCTGGTGAGGGTGGGCTGGTTTGGACTAAGGCAAGAAGCTTTCCCAATGGTGGGGATGGGCGTCATGCCTTGGCTGATACGGAAAGAAGCAGTGCAGGTAGCGGAGAATACCTATCGACAAACTCTACAGCTTCAGCAGAGACAGCCTTTGACACAGATTTTGGCGGCTTCAATAGCAATGGTTATTCTCTAAGTGGCAGCACATTTTATGGGGCCTTAAATCTGTCGGGCAACTCCTACACCTCATGGACCTTCCGCAAGGCCCCGCGCTTTTTTGATGTGGTGACGTTTAGCACAACAACTGGATCATCTACACCGATAACCGTCAATCATAACCTTGGCGCAACGCCCGGTTGTATTATAGTCAAGCAAACAAATGCAGCTGCGGATTGGTTTGTTTATCACCGGAGTGCATCTGCAAATTATTACCTATCCCTTAATTCTACAGACTTTCAACAGAATGGTGGAACCTCAAAGTTTTACCCTGCACCAGATAATACGTCTTTTTATCTTGGCGGAGACTTTGTTCAAAACGGCACCTACGTCGCCTACCTCTTCGCCCACGACCCGCTGGGGCCGTCTGGTGATGGCAGCGATGGGCTGATTGCGTGTGGGAGTTATACGGGGAATGGGTCAAGCAACGGGCCTGAGATTACGCTGGGGTGGGAGCCGCAGTGGCTGTTGCTTAAAAGCGCCGATAACACTGGTGATTGGGTGCTTGCGGACACTATGCGGGGCATAGCAAACCCTAGCCCTATGATGCGTTTATATCCTAACCTCACTACAGAAGAGCAGAATTTTTCAAGCGGGTATGTAACTTCTACTGGCTTCAAAATAACTGCGACTGGAACAGCTTTAAACGGAAGTGGTGCAAATCACATCTACATCGCCATCCGCCGTGGCCCGATGCGTGAGCCGACGAGCGGGACGGAGGTGTTGGAAAGTGTGGCGTTTACAGGAGATGGCGCGGCGAACAGGACTATTGGCTCAAGCCTGACGCCTGATTTGGTTTTGCTGATGGATAGGGATGCGACAAGCACCAATTGGTCATCGTACGCGCAAGAAATATTTGACCGGATTAGGGGGGAAAACGTAAATCTGGCGACATCCAGTGCCAATGCAGAGGTTGGAGGTTGGGCTAATACATATTTTAACTTAGATCAACAAATAGGATGGAGCAATGGCAGCAACTCAGCCTACACTAACAATTCTGGCACAGACTATGTGAGCCATAACTTCCGCCGCGCCCCCGGCTTCTTCGATGTGGTGGCGTATACTGGGACGGGAAGCGCAAGAACTGTGGCGCATAACCTAGGCGTTTCGCCTGAATTAATGCTATTTAAAAAACGTAACGCTTCAATAAATAGCAGTTGGATGGTGTGGAATAAAGATACTGGATATTCTAATTACGATATTAGATTAACATTAAATAACGGCGCAAGCTATGGGAGCAATATTACTGGGCTTTGGAGCGGCTCTATAGCAACTTCAACCTCGTTTGGGCTGGGGACATCTGATTATGTAAATGGTTCTGGCAACACCTACATCGCCTACCTCTTCGCTACGCTCCCCGGCGTAAGCAAAGTCGGCAGCTACACGGGCAACGGCTCGTCGCAGACAATCAACTGCGGCTTTACGTCAGGCGCACGGTTCGTTCTGATCAAGCGCACCGACAGCACAGGCGATTGGTATGTCTGGGATAGCGCCCGTGGTATTGTTGCTGGTAACGATCCGCACTTGTCGCTGAACACTGCGGCGGCGGAAGTCACGACAGACGATAGCGTGGACGCGGAAAGTTCGGGCTTTATCGTCAATCAAGATGCGGCGACCAACGTCAACGTGTCGTCTGCAAGCTACATTTTCTTGGCGGTGAGTTGAACATCATACCCCATCTGAAAGGATCAACCTCATGGGCGACTATCGGCACAGAACTACAGGCGAAGTGAAATCGCAGGGCGAGTGGCGCCGGCACCATGCCAACACGTCGTTTCCCCGCGTCTGGACGCAGGATACGCTGGACAGCCTCATGCTCGATGCGGTGTTCCCCACGCCCAAGCCGGACGCAGGCCCGTATCAGACCGCCGCGCGCGATGGCGTCGAGCAGGATGCGAAGGCCAACTGGGTCGAGCGGTGGACGATCCGCGACATGTTCGCCGACTACACCGACGATCAGGGCGTGACGCATACGAAGGCCGAGCAGGAGCAGGCGTATCAGGCTGGCCTCGATGCAACAGCGGCAAAGAGCGTGCGTGCCCAGCGTGACAATCTGTTGGCAGAGACGGACTGGATCGTCATCATGCACACCGAGAAGGGCACGAACATTCCCGCTCAATGGGAACTGTATCGTCAGGCGCTTCGTGATATAACGGTTCAGGCGGGGTTCCCGCATCAGGTCGAGTGGCCCGTCAAACCGTAAGGAGCGCGCAGCATGTTCGGCTTCTCTCCTCTCGCAGCCGTTCCGCTTGCCGACGATACCGGGGCAGTAGCTGCGGTCGTCAACGTCACTGGCGTCTCCGCGACTGGTGCGGTCGGCACGGTCGCCATTGTTGGTGGTGCGAGCGTAACCATCACTGGGGTCAGCGCGACAGGAGAGGTCGGCACCGCTGCGGCGACAGGTGACGCGAACGTCAACGTAACCGGGCTTCAAGCCACAGGCTCGGTCGGCACAGTCACTGTACTCGCGGGCGATGTTATCATTCTCGTCACCGGCCTTCAGGCTACTGGATCGGTCGGCAGTGTGACTGTCGAGGGGGATGCGAACGTATCTCCAACAGGGGCGAGCGCAATCAGCTTGGTTGGCCCTGTTACCGTCAACGAAGGGTCAGGAGTTATTGTCCCCGTCGTCGGTATTTTCTGTATCGGGGAGTTTGGTGCCGTAACGACGCAGGCTGACGCCAATGTGCAGGTCACCGGCTTTGAGGCAACGGCTGCTGTCGGGGCTGTCGATGTCAGAGGCAGTCAGGTAACTGTAGTAACCGGCGTCAGCGCGACTGGTCAGGTGGGCGTCGTGACGCCCATCACTAATGTTGTGGTCAACGTCACTGGAGTTTCGGCTACAGGTCTGGTGAAGCCTGTGCTAGTGTGGAGCAAAGTTGTTCCAGCACCCGGCACCATCTGGACTCAAATCGCGGCGTGAAGGTAGGACATGGCGAGCACATACACATCCAACGCTGGCATCGAGCTTATTGCCACCGGCGAGCAGTCGGGGACGTGGGGCAACACGACCAACACGAACTTGCAGATCATCGACCGCCTGACCACGGGCGTAGGCGCTATCACGCTTTCCGGTTCCACGCACACCTTGGCGACTACCAATGGCGTGCTGTCAGACGGGCAGTATGCCGTGCTCGTGCTTGGCGGGTCTCTGAGCGGGCCCAACACCGTCACGCTTACACCCAACACGCAAGACAAGGTCTACATCGTAAAGAACAACACCGGGCAGAATGTCGTCCTGACCCAAGGTAGCGGCGGGAACGTCACCGTTGCCGCTGGAAAAAGTGCAATTGTATATGCTGACGGCGCTGGTGCTGGCGCTGCTGTCGTAGACGTGTCTTCCACGTTCACGTTCACTGGCACCCTGCTGGCGTCGAACAATCTGTCTGACCTGACCAGCGCTCCTTCTGCCCGCACCAATCTTGGCCTTGGGACAATCGCCACCCAAGCCGCTTCGAATGTCACCGTTACCGGCGGGAACATTACAGGGATCACTGACCTCGCGGTTGCTGATGGAGGGACAGGCGCGTCTAACGCAGCAGGTGCGCGCACCAACCTTGGCGTTGCCATCGGCACTGACGTTCTGGCGTATGATTCCAATCTCCAAGCGTTCGTCAACACCTTCACACTGCCCGCGACAGATGGATCGAACGGGCAGGTTTTGACTACAAACGGCGCTGGCGCTCTTTCGTTTACTACCGTGTCTGGTGGCGGCGGAGGCACTGTCACCTCGGTCGCAGTATCAGGCGGCACTACAGGGCTCACTGTATCCGGTAGCCCGATCACGACCTCTGGAACGATTACCCTTGGCGGCACACTGGCCGTCGCTAACGGCGGGACAGGATCGACAGATGCCGCAACTGCTCGGACAAACCTAGGTCTTGCCATCGGCACGAATGTGCAGGCGTATGACGCAGACTTGGGCGCGCTTGCCAACGTATCCTCCACCGGCATGCTTGTCCGCACTGGTTCTGGCTCTGCGACCACGCGCAGCATCGCTGCCGGTACAGGGATCATCGTGTCGAACGGCGACGGCGTTGCAGGCAACCCAACGATCAGCGCCACCGCCACTGGAACAGTCACCTCCATCACTGCGGGGTCAGGCCTCACTGGTGGCACGATCACCGGCAGCGGCACCATTGCCATCTCTTCGTCTTACGCACCGAACAGTCTGTCTACAGCAAGCGGGTCTGCGCCGTCTTACTCTGCCCGCTCTTGGGTGAACTTCAACGGGACTTCTACTCCGTCTATAAACGCATCTGGTAATGTTTCATCCATTACTGATACCGCCCTTGGGCGGTTCATTGTAAACTTCACAACGGCTATGCCTAACTCGAACTACTCAACTGCCGGTTCTGGACGCCGTAATGATGGCGCGAACGATTGCAATTTCTCGCTAAACACAAACACTGGCGCGTACTCCACGACCCAAGTTGCTATATCGTTTGCAGACGGATCGAGTGGAAACCTTCTTGATCCAGTCATAGGCTGCGTAGTTACATTCGCGTGAGGGGAAGATGAATAAGCGTATCGTGTACATGTCTGATGATGGCGGGGTCTGCGTTGTGATACCAGCCCCTGAGTGCAAGCTGACAATCGACCAGATCGCACGCAAAGATGTACCGACCGGAAAGAGGTATAAGATCGTTGATGTCTCTGACATCCCGACAGATAGGACTTGGAGGGATGCTTGGGTTGTCGATGAGGCAGACCTGACTGATGGGGTTGGCGAATGATAATCCGTATAGACCAAGCGAAAAAAGACGCCATAGCCTCTGCGCGCGTGCGCTCTGAGCGCGACCAAAGGTTGCAAACAGAGGTCGATCCTCTTGTGTCAAACCCTCTTCGCTGGGGGAGCCTTTCTGCTGAGAAGCAGCAAGAGTGGGCAAACTACCGTCAGGCTCTGCTAGACATTCCCCAGCAGTCTGGCTTCCCGTACGAAGTGGCGTGGCCCGTCAAACCGGAGTAGCAAGTGCCTCTCGCGAAGCTCCAATTCAGTCCGGGTGTGAACCGTGAAACGACCTCGTACACTAACGAGGGTGGATGGTTCGACTGTGACAAGATACGGTTTCGTGCTGGCCTGCCTGAAAAGATTGGCGGCTGGACTAGGCTTGGCTCATCGTCCTTCTTGGGGACGTGCCGCGTCATGCACCAATGGCGCACGATTGCCCTCGACAACTATCTAGGTCTCGGCACGAACCTGAAGTACTACATCGAAGAGGGCGAGGGGTACTACGATATCACGCCTATCAGGGCGACGACCGCTGCCGGGGATGTGACCTTCGCAGCCACGGATGGTTCTGCGGTTCTTACTGTCACCGACGTGGGCCATGGCGCTGTTGCCGGTGACTTCGTGACCTTCAGCGGC